GGGTACAAACGGTAAGCAAAGACTTTGGATTGAGTTACAAAAACAAAACCAAGATGCGTTTAAAAGCATGTTTCCAGTAGAGGTAAAGCCATCTGAAAAACAGCTTCAAGAGATGTATATGAATCCTGAGAAATATCTATCAGAAAAGCAGCTAAAAAAATATCAGCAAAACATAGAGTTTCAATCCTTACTGCAAAAGTCTTATCAGATTGATGTTATGCATCACGAGTTAAATCCAACAAATCCAAATTTTGAAAAAAATCTTAAAAGAATTAAGTTAGATCCTATAAACGAATCTTTAAAAAAAGAGTTTGGTAAAGATTATAAAAATATTGAAATAAAGTTTAGTGAAAATCCTGCTGACTACGCTAATTCTACCAACAGAGCTCAGTATGATCCTATAACAAACACAATATTAATAAGAAAAAGCTCCTTTAAAGTTGGTAATGAAGAACTTAACCACGAAATTACACATGCTTTAATTCATGCTCATTTTAAAAACAGACCTGCTGCAAAAAAACATTTTTTAGAAAAAATGAAAAGTGTTTTAAAAACTTTAGACTTAAAAACAGCAGAGGGAACTAAACTAGAAGAAGCTATAGAAGGTATTTACAAAGAAAATGTTAGACTAGAAGAGTTTACTACTTACGCTGTTCAAATACTTTCTAACAAGCAATTTTATAATCAAAAGGCTGCCCCTAGTGTTTTTATAAAAATAAAACAACAATTTAACGAAATGTTAGGTGACTATGGTTTTTCACCTAAATTAAAAAATGGTCAAGACATAATAGATCAATTAAGTAACTTTGCTCAAAACCCAACTAACAAAAAATTTAAAGACCTAGTAGAAGCTGATATTTTTAGACTTGAGACAATAGTTGAAAACAACAAGGTTGTTGATTCAGAAATCAAAGGTGCTAGAAAACTTGAAAATGATTTGCTAACGTTAAACACTCAAAAAGATAAAATAGTTGCAGAAAACAAAAGATTAGCTAATGAAAAACCAGAAGGTTACGAAAGTTTAATAAAAGAAAACTCTCTTAAAATAACTGAACCAGGCGGGTTGAAAGACCAGATAGCAACAACTGAAGGCAATGTAAAAAACAACGAGGTTAATGCAAAAAACATAACTATATATAAAGAGCAAGTTGCCTTAAAAGAGCAAGCTTTAAAAGATAGTGGTCTTAGAGAAGAGTTAGCAAAGTTGAAAAAAGAATTTCCAAACGGATCTTCTGAAATAACAAGGTTAGAAAAAGAAATAAGAGAATTTACTGGTGGTCACAACAAAGTTGCTTTACAAAGAGCTTCAAATGAGCTTTACAAAAACAATGAAAAACTTATAAACGAATTTGTTAGAGATTCTTTTGAAGCTGGTGGAGAGATTACTAAAGACTCATACATGAGTGCTTTAAATTTAGAGATTGCTTTAATACAAAAAAGCTATGATCCTCTTAAAAACGACAACTTTGGTATTTACTTAAGAAACACTTTGTACGGTAAAGATTATAAATTTGATGTTCCTTTAACAGATAGAGCTAAACCATTAAGGTATGGTAACGTTGTAGATAAGGCTATGAAAGAAGTTCGTTTAGGAGGAGATAAAAACGTTTCGTTTACCGACACCAAGGTTTTAGAAAATATGACAGATATGAACAACCCACAAGGTGAGGCTGCTTATGTTCAAGGTGAAAACTATTCTATTGGTGAGGGTAAACTTGCTAAAGTTATATTGAGCTTAGACAAAAACCCTGCGATGGAAGGTATACTGACTGATATTAGAAGCAACGTAACTAGTAAAGGGGTTATGATTAATGGTAAAGAAGTCCTGACTAAAGATTTAACTTATAATAACTTAACTAACTTAGCTCCTAAAGGTAGTGGTAAAGATTTGTTTGGTAAAAACAAAAAAGAAAAAGCAAAATATCTATCAGAAAATTGGGAAAAAATATTACAAATACTTCCTAAAAACCTTAACACAATAACAGGTGAAGCTGGTATTGTTGAAACAGTGTTATTAGAATCGCATTATAAAAGTGTTGCTGAATCTAAAAGAATAAACATTGAGCAAGGAAACGTGGGTGGTGTTGGTAACACTCTTAGAGAATTAAAAACTGTTACGGAGCAACAATTTTTAGCTGAGTATAAAATAAAACGTAAAGAAGATGGTACTTTAGATTTATCTGGTTTAGATGTTAAAGGTAAATCAGATAAAGAAGTTCTAGAAATAAGAGCTGCAATTAGAAAAATGGGCTTACTAGAAGGACAAATTTTACGTACAATTACAAACCAAGAAATAAGACAAGAGATAGCTAATAAAGTTAAAAATGGTGATCACGAACTAGGTAAGAAAGTTGGTGTTCAAACCGCTATGAATCAGATTAGATCTGGTAAGAACGATATTATGGCAACTATTCTTAATGTCAATAAAATTCAAGAAATTAATAATATTGAAAAGTTTTTATTAGATTCAAAAGTGATTAGTCCAGTTATTGTAGCGCAAGCACTAGAACAATCTAACTTATCAGCTGCTGAAAAGAAAATTATAGGTGGTCTTTTGTTTGAAATAGCAAGTCGACCTGATCCAAAGCTGACAGATAAGGTTGTTAAAAAAGGTTTAGAAAGTGCTAAGGAAAGAGAAATGAGTGAGGTTGAGTTGAAAGAAATGGAGTATGTTGATCAAGGTAAATATAATAAGCTTACTGATTATTTAAACAAAAAATACCCTAATTTAAAGTTAACTAAAGATGTGTATGGTGAGTTAGGTGAAAACACTATTACTATAGAAGAAATGCGAGTTATAGATGCTAAATTAATAGCTATGTTTCCAATAGGTATGCCTAAAGAGCTTAACAGCGCTATGCTACAACAGTTTGGTATTGGTAAGTCAAGAAAAATAAATGGCGAAAGAATAAACATGACTAGAGATGCTGAAGGTAAAACTAGTTTTGACTTAACCGTACAATCTTTAACTGGTGGTCCAAGAGGTAATAACGGTAAAAAATACGAAGGCGAGTACGATGCTGTTAAAATTACTGATCCAGGTGTGTTTAAAAAAGCATTAAGAAAATTTAGAGAAGAATACAAGGGTGAAGATTTAAACGGTGATCTATACGATTTTGCAAGGAAACAGTTGACAAGAAAAGGTGTAAACCCAAAAACTAAAAAGCCTTTTACTTACGAAGAGACTGTGGCTGCAAACGAAAAGCTTAGAAATGATTACATGACTGGTATATACGAAATGGTTCGTAAGACTCCAGAAGCTGAGCTAGGCGCGACAATACAAGGTATTTTAAGGCATTTTCAGATGCAAACAAATCATGGTACAGGTATATCTAAAGGAACGTTTAGCTTTACGGCAATATCAAACATGTTGCCTGAAATGTTTCCTGGCAAAAGCGCAACTGGTTATCATGCTGAGCATAAGTTACAAATAGCAAATTATCATGCTAACGTTGTAGATATTATGTTAAGAAATCGTAATAATCCAGAGCAGTTTAAAAAAGAGCTTGAGCTTTTAAACAAAGACGCTCAACAAACAATGACTAAGTTTGCTGATAAAATGAAATATGATTCAGGACCTTACGGTGGACCATCAGGAAACACAGACAAAAGAGGTAACCCTAGCTATAACGTTGGTCAAATAAAAGCAGATATAACTTACTTAATAGAAAGACCTAGCATGTCAGCAGAGATAGTTGATTTAACTGGTCCTAGAGGTTCTACTTTAGCTGATAAAATATATTTAAATGCAACTAAAAAAGATATAGCATTAGCCTTGTCTGAAATTAAAAAACAAACTTGGACTGCTGATATTTACAAGTTAGAGTTTAAAAACAACAATAGAAATCAAGTTGAAAACAAAAACAAACAAAACGTTGAAAGCGCTAATTCTTTAGGTCTTAATATTAAAGGTAAAAACTCAATTGAAATAGCAGAGATTTTAATACAAGAAAATAAAATTGCTAACGAAGTTGTAATGGCATCTAGATTAAATTTAAACAAAGAGTTTAATGACATGATGTCTGGTAATTATGGTATTAAAAGTGAGGCTACTTTTTCAGCGTCAAAAGCTAGAGTTATTTCAAGCAGAAGAAGTTGGTATAAAAAATATAAAGAGTTGTTTGTTGGGTCAAATGCAGATGATTTTAAAGGTTTAACTAATTATAGGTTAGTAAATCAAAAAGGTAAAAAAGGAGAACAACAACAAAAATTTTATGATGACGCTCTTCATATTCCTTATGCAATGGGTGTTAACGCTTTAAACGTAGCAAAAGAAAAAGTACAAAGCGATTATAAAAATTTAAATAAAAACTTTCCTGATATTAAAAAAATATTAGAAAAAGATATACCTGGTGAAGTTTTTTCAAATGAAAATGCGATTAGAGTATACTTATGGACAAAGAACGGTGTAAACATGAATGAGCTTGGCTTGTCTAAAAAAGATATAAAGAAATTAAATGATGCTGTCATTAAAAATCCTGAACTACAAGCTTACGCGGATCAACTGCAAATAGTTTCTGGACAATCAAAATACGTTGAACCAGACGCTTTTTGGTTAACACAAGGTATAAAACAAGACTTAGCGGGTCTAACTATGGGTTCTGGAAGAGATTTTTATTTAAAAGAATTTATAGAAAACTCAAACATTATATTTTCAGAAGCAAATTTAAATAAATTAGAGGTTATACATGGTAGAGAGTATAGAGAAAATTTAGAAAACTCTTTGTATAGAATGAAAAAAGGTACTAATAGAGTTTTTAGTAAAGAAGACAAGTTGATGAACAATCTTTCTGATTGGACCAACGGATCTGTAGGTGTTACTATGTTTTTAAATACTAGATCAGCTGTTTTACAAACTTTATCAGCAACTAACTATATTAACTTTGGAGCTAACAACCCTATTAACGCCGCTAGAGCTTTTGCAAACCAACCACAATATTGGAAAGATTTTGGGATGATTTTTAATTCTCCAATGTTAAAACAAAGACGTGGTGGTTTACAAACAGATGTTAACCACACGGAGTTAGCTGCAATGTCTAAAAAAGGAGGCGCTAAAGGTGCTATTGGATATTTATTAACAAAAGGATTTTTACCAACGCAACTTGCGGATAGTTTTGCTATATCTGCTGGTGGATCTACTTTTTACAGAAATACTTTTAATAGAAAAATTAAAGAAGGTTTAAGTGTTAAAGAAGCAGAAGCTCAAACTTGGTTAGAGTTTACTCAAAAAACACAAGAAACTCAACAGTCTTCTGATCCTTCTAAAATATCAGCAATACAGTCTAGTGGTATTGGCCGTTTAGTTTTTGCATTTCAAAACACACCACTGCAATATACTAGAGAGATTAAAAAATCTGCTTTAGACTTAGCTTATAATAGAGGTGATATAAAAACAAACATGAGCAAAATAATATATTATGGAGCTGCACAAAATTTAATATTTGGTGCTTTGCAAAACGCTTTGTTTACAGTTGCTTTTGATGATGATCAAGAAAAGTTTGATACAAAAACACAAAGAACGTTAAACGGTATGTTTGATACAGTTTTACGTGGTAGTGGTTTGCCGGGTGCTATACTTGCAACAACTAAAAATACTTTGATGAAGTTTCTTGAGGAAGAGAAAAAAGGTTTTAACGCTGACCACGCACAAACATTAATACAAGCGGCTAACTTTGCTCCACCCGTTGGTATTAAAGCTAGAAAACTATACTCTTCAATGAAAGGTTGGCAGCTTAATAAAAACGTTATTCCACACATGGGTTACAGTGTTAACAACCCAGCATATCAAATAGCGGGTAGTTTTACCGCAGCAGCAACAAACTTTCCTTTAGATAGAATTGTTCAAAAAACAAACAACGTAAGAGAAATTTTAACTGGTGATCACGCTTGGTGGCAAAACGTTTCTTTAGCTGCTGGTTACAGACCTTGGGATGTTGGTATTAAAGATGCTGAAAAAACAGAAGCAATAACTTTAGTTAAAGAAGAAAAGAAAATAGAAAAAGCTAAGAAAAAAGAAGAGAAAAAACAAGAAAAGAAAATAGAAGAAAAAAAGAAAAAAGAACAATTACAAAAAGAACAAAAGAAAAAAGGAGAAGAATTAACTTGTCTTGAGTGTAATAGAAAGGTTGTACCTGGTAAAAAAGTTTGTACTGTTCATGAGAAAAAAGAGCAAGTTGAAGGTGGTAAAGAAAAACAGTGTAGTAAAATTAAAAAAGATAAGACCAGGTGTAAGATGATGACAGCTAATAAAAGTGGTAAGTGTTACTACCACGATTAGGTAAACAATTGAAAAAATAAGTGATAATATAAAGATGGTGAGAAAACTAATTACAATACTATTAATAACATTAACAGCTTGTGCTACTCCTAAAGACTGTTGTGCACAGGTAGATTTAAAAAAATACTTTAAGTTTGCAACATTTTATGGCGCTGCAAGTGGAGGCACTTCTATTTCTGATGTAGAAACTTTTTCTGTTAATAACGGTTTAAATACCACTACTGTAAAAACTCCTTTTGATTATAACATAGCTTTAGGTGTACGTAAAATAGCTAGGTTTGGTTATGAAAATAAAGCACAAACATTTTATGACGGCACAGAAGACTCTTGGTCTGACGGTGCTAATATTGGTAAAGTAAAAGGTTTAGAGTTTTTATTTGAAGTTGATTACACTAGACAAAGAGGTGATGAGTATTTAGATCAACATCATTTTGTTAGATATGTAGATGATAAATATATAATTAAAGGCGAATACCTAGAAGATGGCTTTGCTGATATTAAATATTTTGAAACATCAGAAAGATATAGATATAAAGTTAATGACAAATTGTCTTTTAATGCTGGTCTAGCTCAAAGATTGTCTGAGCCTTATGGTTACGATCCTTTAGCTGAGTGGGTACTAAGTAATGGCAATATACATTACACTTATCTAGCGCTACAACAAGGTTATGATGTAGATGTAGCTGCTAATGAGTATTTTTCTCCTGACGGAGAACTTGTTGCTACAAGTAACGAGGTTTGGCAAGAGGTTGTTATACCAGTTGTACTGGCTAACTACACTGAGGAAAAAAGAAACGCTTTAGATTTAATGATACAGCACTCTTTTGTTTTAGGTTTTGATTACTATCATTACACAAAGTCGTTCTGGACACACGCTTGGGCAAACATTATGCCTTATCACTTAGACCAAGGTGGTGAATTTTCTTACCATGCTTTTAATGATGGTCAATGGTTAGATTATAGTGGCGGTATAATATTTGGAACAAAATTAAACAAAAGGTTAGGAGTTTTTACAGAAGGTAAATATAACAAGTACTGGAACAGAGAATGGTACGATTTTAAACTAGGGGTTAATTACATAATAAGATAATGGCAGAATTAAACGAGAACACGGGGTTTAGTATAAGTATTAAAACAATGATAGCTGTTGGCTTTGCTATGGCAACTATAATAGGTATGTGGTTTGCTTTACAAGCAGATATAGCTGAGGCAAAAGAATTACCTAAGCCAGATATTACTCGCATGGAATTTAATATGAAAGATGTTAATGTACGTCAATCAATATCCAACACAGAAAAAGCTGTAGAAGATCTTAAAATAGCTATTAGACGTATGGAAGATAAAATAGATGAATTAAATCGAAGATAATGAAAAAATTACTACTACTACTATTGATTAGTTCAAGCGCTTCTGCTCAAATAGTAGTTACGCATTTTAATGCTGAGTGGAACGATCCAAACAAAGTAGCTTACATAGGTAAACTAACTGATTGTGAGATAGTATATGTAGATATAGCCAAAGCACCTAAACTACAAGAGAAACATGAAATAGTTATAGTACCTACTGTAGTTATATATCAAGATGGTAAAGAAGTAAAAAGATTTCAAGCAGACATAACTTTTAGTATGAAAGCTACAAGAAAAGAAATGCAAGAAATAATAGATGAATTATTAATGAGTGACTTTTAAAAAATATTATGAAAGAAAATAAATGCGCATGTGGTAAAACAAAAGACTCTAATGGTAACTGTGATGGTTCACACGCACAGTAATGGCATACGTACAAGCAAATAATCCTTTTCCAGTTACAAGCTGTGGTAGACGTAGAACGTTTACACAAGGTGGTAGTCCTGGAAATGATAGAGAAAAAGAAAGTCCTTTTGAGCAGTCAAACAAAAGAACAAAAGGTAAAGGTAGACATTTTAGAACACCAGAGGAAGGTGCTGGGATGACACCTGATGGAGTTGCGTCTTATAAGGCAGCAAATCCAGGTAGTAAATTAAAAACAGCTGTTACAGGTAAAGTTAAACCTGGTAGTAAAGCGGCGGGTAGAAGAAAATCATTTTGTGCTAGATCAAAAGGCTGGACTGGTGAAAGAGGTAAGGCTGCTAGAGCAAGATGGAAATGTTAACAAATAAATATATATAAAATGAGAAATGCACCACTAAAAGGATTAATGAAACAAGCTTCACCAATGATGTTTAAAGGAGCTGACTCTTCAAACTCATCATGTTGGAAGGGATACAAAAAAGTAGGAACAAAAAAATCTCCAAGCGGAACTGGAAAAACAGTTAACGACTGTAAAAAAATATAATGAAAAAACTACTACTACTTGTATTGTTAATACCAAACCTATTATTAGCTCAGTATTGCACTGATGCTTTTGTAATAGTAAACTTAGATCAATATCCAAGTGAAACTTCTTGGCAGTTGGCAGACACAACAGGTACTGTGTTATATTCAGGTGGTCCTTACACAGGAGCACCTTTTTATTCACCACAAGTTACAATGCTTTGTTTGCCTCATACTGCTTTAGAGTTTACTATATTTGATTTGTATGGCGATGGTTTAGCTGGTAGTTTATGGGGTGGACAAGATGGATCATATTACGTGGTGCAATGCGGAGATACTTTAGTTTATGGCGATGTTGCAAACTTTGGGTACGATTCCTCCCACGTTTTTATATCTGAGCCATGTCCGCCTCCACCTATAATTCCTGGCTGTATGGACAGCTTGTATTTTGAGTACATGCCCAACGCTACTGTAGATGATGGTAGTTGTTTAAACTTAATAGTAGTGGGTTGTCTAGACACAAACGCTTTTAATTATGATCCATTAGCTAATACTATGGACTTTATTGATAGCTGTACATTTGATTTATACTTACATGATTTAGTAGGTAACGGTTGGGTTGGAAGTAGATTAGAAATATATCAAGGTGGTGACACATCTGTATTTGTTATGACAAACAGTGGCAATAGTCAGCTGTTTAATATAGATTTAAATGCGCCAGAATTAGTAGAAGCTAAGTTTTTTATTAACCAACAAGCTTTTAACACGTTAGTTGAATGTGGTTTTACTTTATTAAACCCACTTGGAGATACTATAATGAGTGTTGTGCCTCCTTTTCTTTTACCATTTAATATGTATTGGGGTGGAACATACTGTGGTGACGAGTGTATAGAAGTTGTTGAGGGTTGTATGGACAGTCTAGCATTTAACTATGTAGATACAGCTAACACAAATGACTTTTGTTATTATAATCCAGGTTGCACTAGCCCAGCTTATTTAGCTTATCATGTTGATACCGCAATGGGAATAATTAGAGATTATAACAATCAAGACAGTTGTTTAATAGGTGGTTTAGCTGTTTTTGGTTGTACTGATTTTTTAGCTTACAACTATAATCCACTAGCAAATGTTGATGTTGGTTGCTTACCGTTTATATATGGTTGTATGGATGTAACTATGTACAACTACGATCCGCTTGCCACAGCACCTGACACTTGTATTCCATTTATCTATGGTTGCACTGATCCTGCTAGTTTTAACTATAATCCACTTGCAAACAGTGACAACGGTAGTTGTATTCCATTTATTTACGGTTGTACTGATAGTACAGCTTTTAATTATAACCCACTAGCAAATGCTGATAACTCTTCTTGTATTCCTTACATATACGGTTGCACGGATCCTTCTGCTCTTAATTACTCCGCACAGGCAAACACGGAGGATTTTAGTTGTATTGCTTATGTTTATGGGTGTATGGATAGTTTGGCTATTAACTTTGACTCACTGGCTAACACAGATAACGGTTCGTGTATTTCTATCATTATGGGTTGCATGGATCAAACAGCATATAACTATAATGCAGATGCTAATACTGACGATCCTTTATCTTGTAATTATAGCGCAAATTGTATTACTGGTGACAGCATCCCTTATTGGTTAAACGATCCTTGTTATGCTTGGGTTATAGAAGTTGATAACTATTGCTGTGACAATGAGTGGGATGAAGTTTGTCAAGCAACTTATAATTACTGTGAAGGAACTTGGGTTGGACCACTACCAAAACGAATGGCTAACTTAATAATGATAACAGATCTACTAGGTAGACCTGCTAAAATGAATATAAATCAATTACTGTTTTTCATATATGATGACGGAACAGTAGAAAAGAAAATATTAAAAAAACAATAACATGGCGACATTAACACCAACATTAACACTAACAAGCACAGATGTAACTGGAGATGCTTTAAATTTATCAGTAACAGATATTTTAGCATTAGGAGCTAACGATCTTAGAAAAAGTTCAATATTCTCACCTAATGACTTAGACCCAGGTGGTCCTAAGATATTTTCTACGGCACAAGGTAAGTCATATATATACGTTAAAAATATACATGCAACAAAACAAATATATTTAGCAGCGGCAGCTACTACAGCAGCAGATGCTACTTGGATGCACTTAGCTCCAGGAGAGTTTGCTTTTTTTCCTTGGTCTGGACTTGTAGATATATTTGCTCACACTGGAGCTAACGGTCAAGGAATAGCTGTAGCGGGTTTAGAAGTAATGATATTTGAAGCTTAATAACAATTAAAAATTAAAACATGGCAACATTAACACCAACATTAACATTAACAGCGAACGCTAGCACATCTTCTACGTCGCCAGGCTTACAGAGTGATGCTATAAGTCTATCTGTAACCTTACCTTTAACAACAACAGCTCCTAGCATGGGTATAAGTACTCTATCATCGGCTGTAAACTTTGGAGACGGTGCTGGAGTATTAATTCCAGAACAAGACACTACTATAAACTATGTTTATATAAAACACTTATCAGTGTTAGCTTCTGATGGCACAACAGCAACAACAAATTTAGTTGAAATAGACTCTGATGCTAACTCGGATGGTTTTCGTTTATCACTAGGTGCTGGTGAGTTTGCTTTCTTTCCACTGCTTGGAAGTGAAGGACTTAGAGTTACAGCGGCAAGCGCAGCTGTTATGCTTGAATTTGCTTACTGGTCTAAAGGATAATAAGTGTCTACATTTAAGTATTTTAATGTAAGTACTACAGCAGAAACAGAACTAGCTGCTATAGAAACGGTTAACAAAACAGGTACATATCCGTATACTGGCATTGGTGTTGCAATACTTGGCCCACCAAAATATGTTACTATGTGTAACAAAGATGCTAGTGGAGACGATTGTGTTGTTGAATTATTTATAGAGAACACTTCAGCAACGCCTGCTACCGTACATATACTACACGATACCATTATACCAAGTGGAGCTACTTTAATTCTGGAAGAACCAGAACTTAATTATGATACCACTGTTTACGCACTTAAATTTAAATTAACAAGCGTCGCCGCTACACAGCTGGTAGACATAAAAGTAGAATACTAATATGAAATGGATAGGTAGAACGGTTGAGTCAAGCCCAATTATAGGTGCAACTACTTTTATACACAACCAAGGTGGAGCTTCAACTACATGGACTGTAACACACGCTTTAGGTCGCTTCCCTTCGGTTACAATTGTAACAGATAGCGATGTAGTTGTTATAGGTGACATAACTTACAATTCTAAAAATCAACTAACAATAACTTTAGCTTCTGCCGATTCAGGAAAAGCATATCTTAATTAAAACAAAAAACAATGCCATTATTTAATTCAAACATTGATTTAGATCAAAATCAACTAAAAGGAGCAGTAATACACTCTGGTAGCTCAAAGCCTAACAATGGTGCTGAAGTTGCCGGTCAAATATTTTATGACACAGACGTAAATCAATTACAAGTTTACAATGGAAGTATTTGGCAAGGTTTAGCTACAGAAACAGTAGACACAGACGATATTTTCAACGTAGGTCTTAGAATAGGTAGAGATTCTCATAACATGTTTGACTTTGAGACTGCTGATAATACAATAGATGTTTATCTTAACAACGCTAAAGACTTTACATTTACTGCCAATACGTTTACCGCTCAAAGTGGTAGTACCATAGCTGGTCAAGTAATAACAGGTACTACAATTGACGCAACAACTGATTTTACTATTGGTAATCTTGTTATAACAGACAACACTCTTACGGGTACAGCTTTATCTCTCGCTGCAGGTTCTGGAGAAATTGATCTTACAACTTCTGGTGCTGTAGATATTAATTCAGCAGGGCTTACTATTGATGCTAGTACAATGTCTATAGATGGTACCGGTGATTCAAACATAACAGTTACCGGATCTGCTAAAGATCTTAATCTTGTTGTTGCCGGTGGTGGTACTCAAGAATTACGATTGCTTTCTGCTGGAACAGGTAATAGTGCTCTTGATTTAACTACAAGCGCAGGTGGTATAGATATAAACTCTGCTGATATGATTACTGTTGACGCAGCGGATGAAATAGTTGTTACAACAACCTCAGCCGACGGTCATATTAGCTTAGTGTCCGCTCATACAGCTGGTCAAGCTATTCACTTAGACGGTAATGCAAATGCTGGTTCTATAGTAGACATAGATGCAGGTATTCTAGATATAGATGTTACAGCTGGTATAACTATGGATGGTACTACAGTGTCTATAGATGGTACTGATGCATCAAACCTAACCGTTACTGGTTCTGGTAAAAGTTTGACAATAAATGCTGCTGGTGGTGGTACTCAAGAAGTAAAAATAGGATCTGCTGGTACCTCGGTTAGTGCTATAAACATAGACGCAACCGCTGGTGGTATGGATGTTGACACGGTAAAAGATATAGCTTTAACCACTACAGGTACTGCTGGTGAAATTCAATTAATTTCAGCCCACGCAGCTGGTAGAGCGGTTTTTATAGATGCAAATGCAAACGCTGGATCAATTGTAGATATTGACGCTGGTATACTTGATGTTGATGTTACTGGTACAGCATCGATAACTAGTGGAGAAGAACTAGTTTTAAATGGAGCAGGTTTAGATATTGATTCTTCTGGTTCTGTTACTTTTGATGTTGCAGGAGCTGCTAGTGATATTTTAATAAGCACGGCGCATACTGCTGGTGTTGCATTCAAATTAGATGCTAACGCTAATGCCGGGTCAATTGTTGATATTGATGCGGGTATTTTAGACGTTGATGTAACAGGTGTTACTACTTTTGATACTACAGAATTTAAACTTGGGTCTGCTGGTGGTTTAAGAATTACCGATACAACGGCCAGTGCCGCTGATCAAGGTGCTCAAATTTCTTTAGTTGCTAATGATGGCGCTGCGATGGCTGATGACCATAGAATCGGTGTTATAAAGTTTTTTGGAGCTGAAGACGCTAGTAGTACACTAACTTTAGGTGCTGCAATAGAAGCTTTTTGTGATGCTGGTTGGTCTGCAAGCGAAAACGGTACTAGACTAGTATTTAGTACTACAGATGCAAACAACGACACAGACATAGCTTTAACTTTAGACAGTAATCAAAAAGCTAGCTTTGGCGCAGATGTTGCTATTGCTGGTAATTTAACTGTTGCGGGTACAACAACAACAGAAAATACAACTATTATAGAAAGCACTGTGACTGTTCTACAGTTTGAAGGTGCTAATGATAATAATCACGAAACAATACTTAAGGTTATTGAACCTACTGCTGATACAACATTCTCTCTTCCAGCTTTATCTGCTGGTAACTTTTTTCTCCCAGCGATAGCAGGTACCGCTACAAATGCTTCGGCTGCTGTAACCGCTGCTGAATTTGCATTGCTTGATGGTGGTTCTACAGTTGGAACTACTGCTATTGCGGATAACGATGGTATTGTTAGTAATGACGCTGGTACGATGAGACACACTAAAGTACAGACTTATCAAACTTACTTTGATGCCAACTCTGTTGGTGGTGGTAATATTGTTACAACAGGCGCTTTAAATAGTGGTACAATAACTAGTGGTTTTGGTAATATTGATAATGGCTCTTCTACATTTGACACAGGTGCGGCAACAGTAGCTAGCTTAGTACTAGGTGGACATTCTATAGATGATATAGACATCACTTCTGAATTTGTAGACGCGGACGCTCACATAATGTCTTCTAAAGCTATTGGTGCTAGATTCAGTTTAAAAGCAGGTAGTACGTCAATAACAACACTAGGAACTATTGGTACAGGTGTATGGAATGGAACTAAAATTGCAAGTGCATATTTAGATGATGATACGGCACATTTATCAGGATCTCAAACATTTACTGGTACTAAAACTTTAAACTCATTTAAAGGAACTGCTGGCGCAACCGTTACAAACATACTTGATGAAGATGCTATGGGATCTAATTCAGCTACAGCGCTAGCAACACAGCAATCGATTAAAGCTTATGTTGATGATAACACAGCTACTAATAGAGAAGTTGTTTTAGTCTTAAACAACTCTGTTTCTGGTGTAGCATCATCTGATAATATTACTTACACTGTAACACACGGTTTAGATAGTAGAAATGTTATGGTTGAGGTTATTAGAAACGGAGCTAATTCAGGTGATTTCCAAACAGTATATACAGATATAAAAAGAAACGGTGATGATACAATTACAGTTGTATTTGGATCTGCTAGAACTGCAGGTGACTATACTGTTATGATACAAAAAATTGGATAATAATTAAATTAAATAAAATATGGCTTTAATAGAAAGCGACTTAGATGTAAACGGTGACATCGCTATTGACGGGCATTTAGATTTTGGTAGTGGTACTGCAAAAACAATAAAACTAGGCTCTCAAAGAGCGTACACTTTGCCAGCTCAAGGGACTAGAATGCGAGTGCTTACATTAGCTGATCATACTTATTGTAGGGTTTTCCTTGAAAGCACTGAAAATAGTCGTAGTCAACCTATAGTTTTAGATATACACCACAGGGCACAAGGTGATGAAAAACCTAAAATTATTAGGGCTGAAAATTACGAGTGGCACGCGCACAGTAATGATATAAGATTTACATCAGACTCTTCAGGTGGAGCCGGTGGCGCCACTCATATATACTTTGAAAAGGTTGCATTTAGCACAGGTAGAACTGTTAACATAAGAAAAGTAGAAACTTTTGACGGAACATGTACAATTCTTGATGGCTCAACTACAAACACTGGTGGTGGAGCTGAAGAAGCTATAGGCGGTAATTTTTCTAGCTTGCAAACCGTTGGAGACATAACTGTTGGTGATGATTTATTTGTGGCAGATGGTGGTATTATTAAGTTAGGTACTGGCAGTGATTTAAAAATGTATCACGACGGTAGTAGTAGTTATATAGAAAACGGTACTGGTAATCTGTTTATTATGGCACGTGCTACTGATGCTGATATATCATTTCAAAGTGACAATGGTTCTGGAGGAGACGTAGAATATTTTAGATTAGATGGTGGGTTATCGTGTACTTTTGTTTCTAGGCGTTTTGTTTTTAGTGACTCAACACAATTACAGTTTGGTAACCAAAGTGATACTCAAATATACAACGATGGTAGTAATTTTTATATAGATAATATTACTGGTGACCAAGATATTATCTTCAAAGGAACAGATGGTAGCGCTGATATTACTGCTCTTACTCTTGACATGTCAGACGCTGGTACGGCTATATTTAATCATGATATTAAAATTGCTGACGATGGTATTGTAAAAATAGGTAATAGTACAGACTTGTTCTTAAGTCATGATGCTACTAATTCGCATATTGCTAATGCCACGGGTGATTTAAAAATTACTCAAAATGCAAATGATAAAGATATAATATTCAATTGCGATGATGGATCTGGTGGTAATACAGCTTATTTAACTTTGGATGGTAGTGCTACTAACGTGAAGGTGGCTAAAGACATGCGTTTTGGTGATAATGTTGATGCTGAGTTTGGTGACGGTGGAGATTTTAAAATATATCACGACGGTAGTAATACTTATTTAGAACAAATAAATTCTGGTACAGGAAATATAGTTATAGCAAATGCAAATGATGATGGCGATATTATATTTAAATCAGACGACGGAAGTGGTGGAACACAAACATATCTAACTATAGATGGTGGTTTAGAGATTGTAACTGTTCCAGACACTATATACTTAGGTGCTGGAAATAGTTTTGATTTAAGCCTTAGACACGATGGTAATAACTCACATATTCAAAACAATACAGGTAACTTAACTATAAAAAACGGTAGTAACGATAGCGATATAATATTTCAGTGTGATGATGGCTCAGGTGGATTAGCAGCTTACTTAACGTTGGATGGAGGTTTAGGATATACAACAGTTCAGAAACGAATAAAGTTTGAT